CGGTAATCAACACCGACTGGGGGCTGCCGTACCTGCCGCGCTCTGCCAGCGAACAGCGACGCGCAGATGCGCTAATGTTGCGCGCAGAAGACTACGGTAAACGCCTGGTCCCACCCAAAGTACGTTTCCTGCTGGCGGCCGTCGACGTCCAGGGGGGAAAAAAGCGTCGTTTTGTCGTGCAGATTATCGGCTATGGCGAAAATGGCGAACGCTGGCTGGTGGACCGCTACAACATCCGCCAGTCGCTGCGCTGCAGTGAGCATGGTGAGGCGGAGCCGATCCATCCCGGCGCGTATCCTGAGGACTGGCAACTGTTGGTTTCCGATGTGCTGGAAAAAACCTATGCACTGCAATCTGACCCGGCGCGGCGCATGCCGGTACTGGCGATGGCCGTCGACAGCGGTGGTGAAGAGGGCGTGACCGATAACGCCTACAAATTCTGGCGCCAGTGCCGCCGTGATGGCCTGGGTAAACGCGTCTACCTGGTCAAGGGCGATAGTACAAAACGCCAGAAAATCATCACCAAAACTCACCCGAATAATACCGAACGCAGCGACCGTCGCGCCGACGCGCGCGGCGAGGTGCCAGTGTATCTTTTGCAGACCGACCTGCTCAAGGATCAGCTCAGTAACAATCTGGATCGTGAGACGGCCGGAGCCGGATATATCCACTTTCCCGACTGGCTGGGGGAGTGGTTCTACGAGGAACTGACCTATGAAGAGCGGGGCGCCGACGGGAAATGGCGTAAACCCGGGAAGGGTGCCAACGAAGCTTTTGACCTGTTCTGCTATGCCCACGCCGTGGCTGTCCTGCGTGGCTACGAAAAAGTACGTGACTGGGAGAATCCTCCGGCATGGGCTGCGGCGCAGGATCTCAACCCAAATATTCATGAAGGGGAACGCCCCCGGGAGTTAACCGTGAAAAAAAGCAAACCTGCTCAGTCACCTGTCCAGGCTAAAGCTGAAAAGGGTACCGAACTGTCAGGAAACTGGCTGGGTGGTTCCGGTAAAGGGGGCTGGCTGTGACGAAAGACGACATCTGGAAAACGTTGTTGATGGTTCGCCAGGCCTATCAGGATTCGCTGGATGGCAAGAGTATTTCTTTTACAGGTGTAAACGGACGCGCCATCACCAACCACGATCCGAAAGCGCTGCGCGACGAGCTTGAATACTGGGAGCGGCGCTGGCGGAAGGTCAACAGCCGCGGCGGTTCGTACAAACTCGCTAACTTTCTGTAAGGCGTTCTATGGGCATTCTTGAAAAAACACTGGGTGCGCTGGCGCCGGGGTGGGCGGCGGCACGCGCGCGTGATCGTCTCCGCCTCAATGCGTATGAAGCGGCAAGCGCGTCCCGCCTTCACAAAGCGAAAAAACAGAGCCAGTCAGCGGACACGTCGGTATTTGCCGCAGGCCAGTCCCTGCGGGAGCAGGCCCGCTGGCTGGATGAAAACCATGATCTGGTGATTGGCCTGTTCGACAAAATGGAAGACCGGGTAATTGGCGCGCACGGTATACATGTAGAGCCGCAGCCTCTCGATCTGGATGGCAACCTTCATTCCGATTTCGCCGGGCAGCTGTCGGCGCTCTGGGCCGAGTGGTCCGTACGTCCTGAGGTGACCGGCATGTTTACCCGGCCGGAAGCCGAGCGCCTGCTGCTGCGCTCAGCACTACGTGACGGTGAAGTGTTTACGCAACTGGTCAGGGGGAATGTGCCGGGCCTGCAGCATGCCACGCAGGTACCGTTCTCCCTGGAAATGCTGGAGGCGGATTTTGTACCGTTCAACCTCAACAGCACCGCAGGCCAGCAGGTGCGTCAGGGCATCATCGTGAACGAGTGGGGGCGTCCCGTTGGCTACCGCGTTTACAAATATCATCCTGCAAACATGACGCGGTTCAGCGCCGACCTTAAAACTGTGTCTGCCGAGAACATGCTTCACCTGGCGCAACGGAAGCGCCTGCATCAGCTGCGCGGCATCAGCCTGATACACGGTGTAATTACACGGCTGTCGGATATCAAGGATTACGAAGAGAGCGAGCGCGTGGCCGCCCGTATTGCCGCCGCGCTGGGGTTCTATATCAAGCGTGGCGATGCGCAGTCTCTTGGCGATGAAAATGAGTTTTCAACGCCTGGCGGCCAGCGTCACTACGATATTGCGCCGGGGATGATTTATGACGATCTCAAGCCCGGCGAGGACCTGGGCATGGTGGAGTCAAACCGTCCGAATGTACACCTCTATGAATTCCGGAACGGGCAGATGCGGGCCGTGGCCGCCGGTACGCGCGGCAGCTATTCCAGTATTGCCCGGGACTTTAACGGCACCTACAGCTCCCAGCGCCAGGAGCTGGTGGAAAGCTTCGAAGGTTACAACGTTCTGCAACAGTGGTTTGTCGGGCAGCACAGCCGTCCTGTTTACCGCGCCTGGGTAGCGATGGCACTGCTGATCGGCATCGAAGTCCCGCCGGATGTGGATCCGAATTCCCTCTATAACGCGCTTTATCTCGGGCCTGTGATGCCGTGGATTGATCCGGGTAAAGAGGCCAGCGCGTGGAAAGCCATCGTGCGTGGCGGCGCGGGTACTGAAGCGGAATGGGCACGCGCCCGGGGTAAAAATCCGCAGGAGGTTAAACGCCAGCGGCTGCGTGAAACCGAATTTAACCGTCAACACGGGCTGGTGTTTGATTCCGACGCCGCCAATGACAAAGGAGCGATGCCAGATGCAGCGGCAGAAACAAAAGATAAGCGGCGCGAGCCGGACGATGATGATTAACCCCCGCGCCAGCCTGGCGGGTGTCGATGCGGCAAACGGGCAGTGCTGGTATGAGATCCGCGCGCTGGCCGCGGGGCGTGTTGAAATTTTCCTTTACGACGTGATCGGCGGCTGGGGCATCACTGCCCAGCAGTTTGTCGCTGACTGTAAGGCGGCGGGGGTATTTGACGCCAGCGCGGTGGATTTGCATATCCATAGCCCCGGCGGCGATGTGATGCAGGGCTTTGCCATCTACAACACCCTGTCGCGGCTGAAAGCGAAAGTGGATATCTGGGTGGACGGCGTGGCGGCCAGCATGGCCTCGATGATTGTCTGTCTGCCCGGTGCCACGGTACACATGCCGGAAAATGCCTGGATCATGGTCCACAAACCGTGGGGCGGCATCGCCGGGGATTCTGACGACATGCGCGACTACGCCGACTGGCTTGATCGTAATGAAGCCCTGATGCTAAGCGCCTACATGAACAAAACCGGGCTGGGGCAGGATGAGCTGGAGGTGATGCTGAAAGCGGAGACCTGGCTTAACGGTGCCGAGGCGGTGGAAAAAGGTTTTGCCGACACGCTTGAACCTGAACTGCAGGCCGCGGCCTGTGTGAATGAAAATAAACTGAAGGATTACCAGAACATGCCAGAACAGATCAAATCTCTTTTTACGCCGCGCGCCGAAGCCCCGGTGAATCAGCCTCAAAAACCCGCGCCCGTACAGGCAAACCATAATCCGCCAGCACCTCAACAGCCTGCGCCGCAGATGACAAACATCGATATCACCGCGCTGGCCCAGCAGTTGCAGCAGCAGATGCAGACGGCGAACGCGGAGCGAGTGAGTTCCGTCTCAGCCGTGTTTGAGGCATTCCCGGCCTTCGCGACGCTGAAGGCGGAATGCCTGGCCGACTTCACCTGCAACGCCGAAAAGGCCCGCGACAAACTGCTGCAGGCGCTGGCGGCGGGTACCACCCCGAGCGCCGGTCCAGGGGCCGTTCACCTTTATGCCGGTAACGGCAATCTGGTCGGTGATTCTATTCGCGCTGCGGTAATGACCCGCGCGGGCTATGCGCAGGCCGAGAAGGATAACTCTTACAACGGTTACACCCTGCGTGAACTGGCGCGCGCCTCCCTCGTCGATCGCGGCATCGGTATCTCCGGCGCAGGGACGGCGCAGGCGATGGTCGGTCTGGCGTTTACCCACAGCAGCAGCGACTTTGGCAATATCCTGATGGACGTGGCGCACAAGGCAGCGCTGATGGGCTGGGATGAGGCCACAGAGTCATTCGAACAGTGGACCCGCAAGGGTACGCTGACCGATTTTAAAACTGCGCACCGCGTTGGTCTGGAATCACTGGCATCGCTTCGCAAGGTCCGCGCCGGGGCAGAATATAAATATGTCACCATCAAGGATCGCGGTGAGCCAATTGCGCTGGCCACCTACGGCGAACTTTTCAGCATTGACCGCCAGACCATCATCAACGATGACCTGGACATGCTGACCCGTATCCCGCAGGCGATGGGGCTTGCTGCGCGTGCCACCGTGGGCGATCTGGTGTGGGCAGTGCTGACCAGCAACCCGAAAATGTCGGACGGTAAGCCGCTGTTCCACGCTGACCACGGCAACCTGGTCTCCGCTGACCTGAGTATCGAAGGTCTGGATACGGCGCGTAAGGCGATGTTGCTGCAAAAATCCGGCGATCGCCGTCTGAATATTCGCCCGGCCTACATGCTGACGCCAGTGGCTATCGAGTCCCGGGCTAACCAGCTGATCAAGTCTGCAAGCGTGCCGGGCGCGGATGCCAACAGCGGTATCGTGAACCCGATCCAGAACTTTGTGACCGTGGCCTCTGAGGCGCGTCTGGATGACAGCAGCTCTACCGATTTCTACCTGACCGCTGCGCAGGGACGCGACACTATCGAGGTAGCGTATCTGGATGGTATTGATACGCCGTATCTGGAGCAGCAGCAGGGCTTTACCGTTGACGGTGCTGCCTTCAAGGTGCGCATTGATGCCGGGGTGGCGCCGCTTGACTGGCGAGGCATGGTTAAAGCCACCAAAAAATAATGACCGTCATCTGACGGTTTTTTT